AGTAATGAATGTTGGATAGAACATTTGTGATTTAATAATTTTAAATACATCTGAAAAGTTACCCCATTGAACGAAGGTTTTATCTCGTTCTGGAACAAATATTTCATTGTTGCTTACTGATGAAACACCAATGTTCTTAACCGGTGCAGTCTTTTGTGATGTCTTGAAAGGTACCATTACACCAGCCATGTCGAATATACCACGTCTAATCTTTGGAAATTCGTTAAGTTCTTTATACACTTCACCTGGAGTCATACCAACATCAGCACCAGCAGCAATCACTTGCTTAGGAGATAATTCAGTCTGATCAGCGAAGTTCTCTTGTAGTTTTTCTATTAATTTTTTATTCATTTTTTGCTTCCTTTTTTATTGTTTATAGTTCTATTATACCATAGTTTCACAGTGATGTCAGACTAAATGCGAAATAAAAAGATATGGTTTTATATCCCTTTGGAGATAGCGTGTCCTGTGTACACATAATATATTGATGTTGGTGGTTATACACACTATGCAGCCACAGCATCAGTGATTTTATTAACTAATTGCTTAGATTGTTTGTTAGACTTTGAAAAACTTCTGAACTGTCGTTTAACATCGTTAATCTTAATATCATTACCATTTTTATTAGGTTTAACTTCAAATTCATCATCAGCCTTTTTTACCAACTTTAACAATGAAATAATCATCATAACCACCACACTTTTTAAAGTTCATAACACCAACACTATTAAATTCTTTAACTAGTCCATTAAATCCATCAGGATGGAAAGCTCTAGGATCATCACTAAGAGTATTATAACCATAATAAAAATCGTGTCTATTTGTGGCTAAGAAGAATCCAATCATAGTTGATTTAGTGAGCTCACCAAGAATCTTAATAGTGCTTGCAGTAAGCTCTNCACGAGACTTGCCAGAAATAATTTTAGATCCAAATTTAATTCTTACATCATCANTATCAATNNCATTAGCATCAATATGATGGTATTGATTAGCTACTCTAAGTCTATCTGCAATGCCGTCGGTTAAGATCATTACATTCATGTTCTGAATTCCAGTCTTAGCTTTTAGCTCGTTGATTAATGGTTCACATGCAATAAGACTTTGAATAAGAGGAGTACCACCCATGCTATCTAATGGACATGTTGATGATTGGGTGGAGTATCCTCCGCGTTCACGTGATCTCACCCATTTAACCGCAAATAGATGTTTAATACTCTCTTTGAATTGAACTCTATTTAATGATGATGAAAGTATTTGAACTAACTTCAATCCTTGAATATTTTCAATATCATTATCACCTATATGGTCATCAGTAATGCTATCATTATAACCTGTTGTGAATGAATAAGCTTCAAAGGGAATATTAACCTTTTTACAAAACAAAGCAATAGTAATTGTCTGTGAAATAACATCACTTAAAATGNCATTCATAGAACCTGAAAAATCAAGTAACATAAAAATGCCATGTGATTTAGCTTGTGCTAATCTATCAACAGTAAGAAAGATATCTTCTGAGTATTGATATTGGTGAAGCTTATTCATATTCAATGAACCTTTCTTAGCTTCAGTACTTCTTGAGTATTCCCAAGCAGCCTTCTTGCGTTCAAACTCTTTAGCCATCAAATTAACAGTCTTGTTAATTCCACCCTTTAGAAATTTTTCAAATTCTGGTTCAAGCTCATTACATGTATATGATGAAACACCATAATTAGGAGCATATTCATTACGGGCTTTTCTTAACTGTGGGTAAGAAACAACTAATCTTTTAATATTGTCATAAGAGATGCCAGAAGAATATAAAGGTTGTTTACCATCTTCGTTCGTATCAAGCAATTCGCTTTCATTGTCTCTTTGGGCTTGATCTGTTACACTTTTTTCCTTGTTGCCACTTTGACTTGTGCTGTCCTCATCGTCTTCTTCAGTTTGATCTTCGCTATCACTACCCGCAGTAGAGTTACTTTGTTCATTTGTATCTTCTGGTTGTTCATTTGTATCTTGTGCAACTACTGTAGTTGGTTGTTCTTCATCTTCAGCATAATCTTCTCTATTAGCTAACCAATCATTAATCTCTTGACAAGCATTTAAAACGTCTTCCCAAGTATCAACTGACATAGCTAAATCAACAAACATCTGTTCAGTTTCATTAAATTTAACTGTGTGATATCCTCTACCCTTTGAATGAATATTTAATTTATCCATAAAGTTATATGATGTAAGATCTTTACCAACAGTGCCAAATAAGTTATCATCAAACAAAACTTTATAACCTTGCCTGAATGCTCTAGTGATACCAGGATAAGTCTCTTGTATTTTCTTTTCAATTCTAATATCTTCAATGATATTAATCATATCTCTTGGTACACCCGGAATCTCTTTTTCAGAGTCATGCCACCCGTCTGCAGGTGTATATAAGGCGTGTCCTACTTCATGTCCTACAAGTAAGTCATGAACTGCTTTACCTTTGTCTGCCCAAAGTGGAAGATTTAATACACGATTAATTACATCGAACGATGCTGTCTGATAGTTACCATGTTGAACTGTGAGATTTTCTTTAGCGAGTAACTTAGCTAAATAATCCTGTGATTGTAAATTCATAACTACTTCCTTTTTTATTGTTTATAGTTCTATTATACCATAGCTGGAGAAAATATGTTGACTAAATGCGAAATAAAAAGGGATATGGTTTTATATCTCCAAAGAGATATAGATGTATATCTCCAAAGAGATATGGAATTACACTAGTGCAGAGAAGTTATTAAGCTTTTTAAACTCAATCTTTGACTTAAGCTTAGACTCTAATAAGTCTGGCTTGTGAGATATAACAAACGTATTAGTATTCTCATCTAAAGAATATAGAATTTTCATGAGATTGTCGACACCATCTGTATCTAGGCTTGAGTCAAATGTTTCATCAAGTATTAATAAATTGGTGTTAGTAGAATTTTTCATTTGAGCTATCTTACGCCATGCAAATAATAATGCTAAATCTATACGCTGCTTCTCACCTTCAGAGAAGTTAGCATATACAAATGAATCTCTATGGCGACTCTTAATGGTTTCAGAGAAATTCTCATCTAAGTTAAATGATACAAAGAAGTCTAAGGTTTGCAAATATTGATTGATTAACATATTCATTGCAGGTAAGTACTCTTTAATAACCTTAGTACGAATACCAGTATCTTTAAGCATCTCACTGGCTATATCATTATATAACATCTTATCTGATAACTCATCGAAGGTATCTCGTAACTCATCAGCACTCTTCTTTAATCTATTTAACTCAGCAAGATCATCAGCAACATCAGTGATCTCATAACTCTTTATTGTTATGTTCTGTTATCATGTTATTAATCATTTGCATATTAATCTGGATAGTCTTGATCTCTGACCCTACACTAGTGATCTCCTGGATGCACCTGTGTAACTCACTAATGTTACTATCCACATCGCCAATATTATGTGAACACAGGACACGACTGTCTTCTAGAGCCTTTGCAGCATCCTTTACGCCTTCCATTTGTTGCATTTTAAGATCTTTTGTGATCTTGTTTGCACGTTGGACACTCATTATTTGCCTCAAAGAACCTGCTCTTCGTAACTAAGGCCTTTATGCCACTTTTGATCTCGCCCATGTTCAGGGTTAAACTAGTCTTTTCAGAATTGCTTGTATTTAAGTCACTTTGTATCTTTGCTAGATCACCAAAGGCTAACATCTCTTCTGTCTTCGCCCGCAAGTCATTCGCACAATCCTTTAAGTCTTTCTCAAGATCTAATAGATCATCAGCCTTAGATGCCATAGCTGCTTTATTCAAACTATCTAATTTATTAACATGATTCTGCTGATATATTATCTTACTCTTTTCAGCATCTAATAGCAGCTTAGTGTCTTTAAAATGACTTTTCGTATCTGTTGCACGATCCTTTAAGATGCTCTTCATCTTAGAAAAAATATTAACGTCAAGTAAGTCCTCGATGACTTCACGCCTATGGTGTTGTGGTAATTGCATGAATGGCACAAATGAACTTGACCCAAGAACAACAATCTGATGGAATGACTTATGATTAAGCTTTAAGATATTTTGTTCTAAGAACTTCTGATAATCTCTAGTGTTAGCGCTCTGGTCTATGATCTTATCGTTTTGATATATCTCAAAGATGTTTGGTTTAATACCTCTTACGATTTTAAACTTGTGACCAGATGTTTCAAACTCTACCTCAACCAAAGCACCTTTACCGTTAACCGAGTTAATCAATTGGTTCTTCTTAACATTCCTATGGGGTTTACCAAACAAAGCAAATGATAATGCATCTAACATAGTAGATTTACCAGCACCGTTATGTCCTACGATTAACGTAGATTTATGTCTATTCAAATCAATTGATATCTCATTAGCACCTGTTGATAAAAAATTCTTCCATGTAATATTCTTAAATGCTATCATTGGATCTCCATATCTACAGCTTCGGAATATAGGCTATTCATGAGTGATTTTAGTTTACCTTTATCTAAATCTGTATTAACTGATTGGATATAGTCTTCCATTAATTCTTGTGTGTTCTCTACATCTTCAAGAGATGTTTCAACATTATCACCAAGGAACTCTTTAAAATTTTCAATGATCTTTAACTCATGAGTATTAATTGTAGCTAGCTCATCAATGAATTTGTCAAACTCATACGGGTTACACTTGTTCTCAACAATAACTTTAACAAACTTGTCCTTTAACGATGATACATCATATCCACCGTTGGTATAGAACATATCTGTATCATCATAATAAACCTTCTCAAACATTGTGATAGGGTTAAGAACTGCTGTCATCTCATGTGTTTCAGTATCATATACATGAAAGTATTTAGGATCATGTGCATCATTCCAAGTAAACTCCATTTGAGCACCAAGGTATTTAATATTACCGTGTTCAGATTGTGTATGATAATGACCTGAATAGACACTGTCGTAATGTTTAAATAATGTCCCATCCATGCCATGTGGTGCAGCAAATCCTTTAAGAACATCGAATCCTTTAAGTTCTAGATGACCCATGAGTATACCACTATTCTTTTTAATATAATCAACAAACTCAACGTAGTTCTCTTGGTTGATCCACGGTATAAGATGTACGCCATGTAATTCAGTGGGATTTTGTATAATACTTACATTAGCAGTATAGTAACCTAACAACTCTTTTAAAGAGGTGAGATCGTTTGTATTCTTATGGAAGACATCATGATTACCTGGAATGATATCCATATGAATACCATTATCCTTTAAAGGTTCAAGGAATACTTTTCTATTATGATTAAGTGCTTTAAAGTTAATATTCTTACGATGATCATAGTAATCACCTAAATGAAAGATGTTAGTAATATCATGTTCTTTTAAATATGGGAAGAATATATCTCTATAAAATTCCTCTTGGTATTGCATAAAGATTTCTGATGAGTTTCTTACACCACAATGTGTATCGTTAAGTATTGCTATGATCATATTAGTGGTTTCGTCTCTTATTAAATACGCAAATGAATAGTAAGTCTTCATCATCTGATGAGTTTATTACTTTATGAAAGGCCCCATCTGGAATAGTAAAGGTCTTTCCTTTCTCTGCATGATATGTCTCCTCACCGATTATCATTGATCCTCGGCCTGATAAGAATGTATAAACTTCTTCAATGCCATCATGACTGTGGCCGGAAGTTTCCTGAGATGGCTTAAGAGTTGTCGTTGAAACTGTAAGATCTTTTAGGTCTGTGTTATCTATAATTGTATATGTATCATTATCCTTAATTACATACCATCAATTGGTTGTGTCTCTTGATTGGCAATAACATCTCTTTTCAAACCTGAAGATGAAAATCTATGATTACGGGTATTATATACAACACGCATTGTTTGCCCAATAAGTTCATCACCCGTAAATGATTTGTTGATATAATCAGAGCCAATAAATCTTATGTCAATAGGTACTAATTGTAATAGGTCCAACAGTTCTGATTCTGAGTTGTAGGGAATAATCTGATCAACTGATTTAAGGGCATTCAGTTGTACATATCTTTCCATAACAGATTGAACTGGGTATCTCCCATTCTTGCATGGGGCTACATTCAAGCCTACAATTAACCAATCGCATTGTGATCTACATTCCTCTAACATTGTTACATGACCTGCATGTAATAAATCAAACGAGGAGCAGGTAAATCCCACGCCCTTAATTATCATACCTTCGTAACTACTCATAGAAACAACTCCAAACCCTTTTTCTTAACTTCCTTTTCTTCTTTAGCAAACTCTTTGATAGCCTCATCCTTAATACGGATCTTAGATATCTTCTCTCTCAATGTATTAATGAATGCGCTATCAACAGGGTTATTAACATCAATGCCAACCATGAATTGTTCTACATCTGCTTGTTCCATGAATCTATACTTAATGTCGGCTTGTTTCTTTTCTTTAATGATACGTCTAACAAATGCAAAGTAAGCGATTTGAGTGAAGTAAGAGAATGCATTGGGCTTACCAGTTCTTGTAGCAGCTTCAATATTATAGTTGTATACTGCTTTAAGACAATTCTCTACCCCGTCCATTACCATTTCATCTCTATAAGTGTATCTTACAAAGTTAGGTTTATGACTTAATCCTTCACAGATTTTCATAAAACATGTAGCAATATAATCTGTTACTTGTGGGAGTTTATCGGGAGTGTCTTCTTGAGCTTTCTTATAAGCGGTGACGTAATCAACTACTGCATAAGAGAAGTCTTTGTTGTTTACGTAATGGGGTTTGTCTCTTGGTTTGATCTTTTCAGTCATGATATAAGTCTCATTAATTATAAAGTTTATAGATCTATTATAACATATTTCTTACTAAATGTACACTAAATAGCTGTTTATTTTTTATTTTAAAAATAAGTGATAAAAGGGTGTACATTTACCGTAAAGTGTGATATAATAGACTAAGTAGTCGAGCCAGGATAGTACTATATATTTAATGAAGTACTTTAGATTCAGGTTTGATATTATCTTCTATTATAGTATCAAGTACTATTCTCATGTACTGTGCTTTCATATTAGAATCTACAGGTGCTTCAATAATAACATTCATAGCTTCTAATATATGTACTCTACCATCTGAGAATGGTATCCATGGTGTTAAGACATACTCTTCAGCAGATACCTTAACCGACATAGGTTCTTCTAACCCGATACAATACTCATTATCAACATCATGTGTGTATGATATAATTGATTCACCACTCATTAATTTAAAGAACTTGATTGGTAGTTCTTCTAATGTGGTTGGTAGTTTATTGTCTTCTTCCATATATGTATTTATAATAGCTCCACCTCGTGTATTTTAAATCTAAATTTCTGTTTAGCATATATCTTAATCCGTTCAGCACTATGGTTAAGA